AAGGACGGCATGCAGAACCAGCACGAGGACGAGCCGACGCTGCGACTGTTCAACCGCATATGCCGCGACGCGAACATGGACCTCACGTTGAAGGAGCTGCACCGGGAGTACCTGATTACGTCACAGGTCAACACTGTCCAGTTGTTCACGCGCTCACGCCTGAACTTCACTCCGAGCGGCACGGAGGAGAAGGTCCAGGCACAGCTCACCACGCCGCTGATCGGCGTCCTCCCCGCCGAGAATATTCGTGTCACGTCGATGGACGTGTTCGGCACGGGCGACCTGGCCTACGAGGTAACTGACGTTCACCTGAAGGATTGGCTGGACAAGTTCTTCGACAAGGGCACGTCGAACGCCATCAAGAACAAGATGCGCGAGGAGCAACCCGTCCTCTCCGCGCTGTTCATCGGCGCCATCGAGTACGACTGGAACGACCAGGACGTGTTCGCGGCGGGGAAGAAGCTGTACAAGCTGAACCCGCGCATGGTCCACCGCACGACCATGCCGAAGGGTTCGGCAGCCTACCCGCGTCCGCGCATGACAGCCAACTTCGCCCTGCTCGAAGCCAAGCGCCTCCTGAACATCATGGACTACGCGCTCCTTCAGGGCGGGACGAACTACATCGTCATCGCCCGGCAGGGCTCCGATCAGATCCCGGCCCAGCAGCCCGAGATCGACAACCTGACGGACCAGATCCGGGCGGCGTCACGCACTGGTGTGCTCGTCGGTGACCACCGCCTCGCCGTGGACATCATCACGCCGAAGCTGGACGAGCTTCTGAACCCGGCCAAGCGCAAGCTCATCGGCCGCAAGCTGGCCATGGCGATCCTCTGCATCCCGGAGCAGGTGACGCCGGACCCCGGCAACGAGGGGGCTAGGTCCGAACTGGAGTTCATCGCCAATACGGTCACGTCGGACCGGCGCGACATCAAGCGCCACGTCGAGCGCTTCACCTACGAGGAGGTTGTCACTCGCAACCCGTCGGCCTTCCGCAAGGGGCCGCCGAGCCTCTGGTTTCCGAAGGTCGTCCTCTCCGGCGTGAAGGACTTCTTCGCGAACGTCATGGCGGCACGCGACCGGGGTGACATCCCGCGCCAGTACGCGGTGGAGGTGCTGGGCTACGACTACGAGGCTGGTGTCGCACAGCGCAAGCGCGAGAAGGCGGCCGGACATGACGAGCTGATGGTGCCGGGCGCCGTCCCGTTCTCCAGCCCTGACGGACCGCCGAACGACAATCCGTCAGGCCGTCCCCCGGGCTCGTCCTCGAACAACGGCCGTCCGGGTGCGCCGGACCAGAACCGGCCGGGCGCAGCGCCGCAGCGCCAGCTCCTCCGTCGCCCCACGGGCGAGGCGATCCGCGCTGAGTGGCTGGACGACCGCGTGGTGCGCGTCGGCGAAGTGACGGCGGCCGTCATGGAGCAGTACCCCGATCACGCGGTTGGGCGGATCACCGAGTTCGAGCGCACCGCAGCAGCGCAGACCGAGATGGCGGTGAGTGGACCGATCTGCGTCATCCCCGTCAATACCGAGTACGAGGTGACAGAGATCCGGGCGTTCCGCCTGGACGAGGGTCTGTCCATGATCGTCGGCCAGCGTGAGCAGGACGGAGCCATCGTGGCCAAGGCGCTCGCCTTCCGCGAGCCCCACTTCGACCTCCAACGCGCCGAGGGGCTGGCGCTGCGCTGGGGCTTCATCACCGCCACCGTCGCCGAGGAGTACGCCGAGCTGGAGCATCCCGAGGTGGCCAGCGCCGAGGAGATCGCGACCGCCATCGCGGCGCAGGCACGCACCGCCGTCGGCGGCCTGGACGTGGCCGCCGTCATCGCCAGCGCCAGCGAGGTGTTCGCGCAGGTGATCGGCAGGGCTGTGGCCGAAGCCGTGGCCAACCAGCCCGCCCCGGTCATCCAGATCCAGTCGCCCGCGCCCGCCGAGTAGTCCGTTCTCTGGACTCCCGTCGTAAATTAGGGGCATGCCAGCCGTTCCGGTCATGTCGCGCCCGATCCTGAGCGTCCCGGTGCCGCAGACTCAGGGCATCTTCGAGCGCGGCGACAAGATCTTCCTGACGACGCCGGTCCAGCGGATCACACCGACGACCGAGCAGATCGAGGAGTACGCCTTCTCGAAGGCCGTCAAGCAGAACGCGCCGAACGAGAACATCGTCTGGTTCAAGGGCAGCTACGTCGAGGCCGACAAGGCGAACCAGAACGGCGCTCAGTGGCACGGCCAGGAGCTGGCCATCAAGAGCCTGACGCCCATGTTGATGCCGGTGACCGTCATGCACGATCCCCGGACTGCCGTTGGCACCATCGCCGACACCAAGTTGTACACGCCTGAGAAGGACGGCGTGCCACGGACCCGGATCGACACCGTGCTCGCGCTCTGGGGGCACCGGTTCCCGGAGGCCGTCCACGAGGCCGAGGCGAACGCCAGCAAGGGCTCGCTGATGCAGTCGATGGAGTGCTTCAGCCCGTGGTACGAGTGCAGCGAATGCGGCCGGGTGTTCCACAAGCTGCCACAGGGCGCAGAGCAGGCCCAGTGGTGCGAACACCTCAAGGCGTCGAACCCCAACGCGGGCTACGTGGACACGGCGGCGAGCCAAGGTGCAAACGCCAGTCGTATATTAGGCGATGTCTGCTTCACCGGGACCGGCCTCATCTTCGGATCCCGTGGAGCACAAGGTGCCTATAGCGAGGCCCACCTGGAGTCCTGGGAGGACGAGGTGGCCAGCTTCCACCACACCGCCCACACCGCAACTGCGCAAGCCACACAGAGGAGCGACAGGAACATGGCACTCGTCCAGATCGAGGACAGCGAGCTGGCCACGCTGCGCAAGGAGCGCGACGACGCCAAGGCCGAGACCGCCACGGCGAAGACGACGGCCGCGCAGGAGAAGGCCGAGCTGGAGACCAAGGTCGAGCAGGCTGAGGCCAAGGTCACCGCCGCCGAGACGCGCGCCACCGAGGCCGAGGCCAAGGTGACGACCGCCGAGGAGACGGCTGCCAAGTCGCAGCTCAAGGACAAGCGCTGGGGCGGCCTGGGCGAGGGCTTCGTCGCCAAGCTCGGCGACCACACCAAGGCCAAGCTCCAGGAGCAGGCCGGTGCCATGTCCGACGAGGACTGGGACTCCCGCCTCAAGGAGGTCGAGGAGCTGACGGCCGTCAAGCGCGACGCGCCGAAGGCTGGCGACCCGCCCCCGGCCAACGAGCAGGCGCGGACCGGCCCGACCTTCTCGCTGGAGGAGATCGCGGCGGCGCGCGGCGTCACCCCGTCCACCCCGGCGTCCACCGCGCCGTCGGACGCCGAGCGGGCCTCGGTCGTCGGCAGCCTGGCGGGGGCGTTCAGCGGCGCGAAGAAGTAGTCGCCCGCCGACCACGACCTGAACTTCGAACGACAGTCAGAGAAGGAGCCTTCCAAACATGAGCCCCGTCGCAGGTGCCTACCCGCTTCTCGGCGTCGGCAAGCTGGCCAACGTCACCATCGCCTCGCCCGGCGAGATCTGGTCGGACCGCCGCGCGTCCGGCGTCATCATCCCGGGCGCGTGCGTCGCCCCCGTCGCCGGGGGCGTGGGAGGCAAGCTCGCCTACAAGCAGCTCATCGTGGGTGACGCGCCGGACAAGGACCAGGTGGCCGTGGCGATGCGTCAGGTCGAGATCCCGGACGTGAACAACGGTCCCGGCGCGCTCGGCCCGAACGAGATCGTCAACCAGGCCATCGCGTCGGCCGACTGGGTGCGCACCGTCCACACGGGCGTGCTGCACCTGACGCTCGTGGAGCCGCGCGCCGACTACACGCCCGGCCAGAAGGTCGGCTGGGCGGTCGCCGCGCCGCGACCGGCGGGCAAGGCGGCCGGAGCGGGGGCGTGGTCGAACGCCGCCATCCTCGCGGGCACCGACATCTTCGAGGTCCGGGAGTACCGCAAGTACGGCGCGGGCAACGACGGCATCCTGACGGTGGCGTTCCTGCGGGCCAACCAGTTCTAGGCCGCAGCCGTCACGGCCTGACACCCTCGAACACCACGACACAGGAACCCCAAGGAGCTGACAAGTGGACGCCCTCGTCTTCAACACGCTGAAGGCCGTCGCGGAGGAGCAGGACGCCGAGAAGCGTCAGCTCCTGATGGCCCAGAGCAACGCCGCCCTCGGCCAGCACTTCATGCGCCACCCGAGCGACATGGAGGAGGTCGCGTACGACCTGCTCAACCGTGCGTGGTCGGACGCGATGGACGGCGACATCGTTCGTCGTGTCATCGAGGTCAAGACGGTCGGCCTCGGCGACCCCGACTACGTGGACGAGGATCTGCGCGGCATGCGCGCCTACTGGCAGGGCAAGGGCGGCCAGATCCTCTCCGACATCATCCGCTACGAGCGGGCGCAGATGCCGCGCGAGGAGATGGTCACCGCCATCGACCTGCACCGCGACGAGATCACGCTGGACTTCTGGGGCTCCTTCGGGAAGCTCCAGGCGCAGGCGCAGGAGAAGCTGCGCCAGCTCCCGGCGTTCCGCCTGGTCGAGCTGATCCAGGCGGGCATCACGGCCGGCGCCACGTTCGGGACGTTCGCGTCCGCCACGCTCACGGGCGTGCAGCTCGATCCGGTCCTGGAGGCGGTGGCGAACCGCTCCAAGGGCAACATCTCCATCCTCGGCGCCCGCCAGGCGACGCGCAACCTGGCGAACATCGGACTGGAGTTCGGCGACGAGATCAAGAACCAGGTGTTCCGGACGGGCCAGATCGGCACGTACAAGGGCTACCCGGTGGTCGAGGTCGAGAACTTCGAGGACTTCGCGGGCAACCTCGTGCTGCCCACGAACGAGCTGTGGATCGTCGGCCAGAACGCCGGACGCCTGACGTACTTCGGTGCGGCGGCGAAGGTCCAGCAGCTCCCCCGCCCGGCGTTCTACACGCGCTGGGAGACGGCGAAGGACGCCGGGATGCTCCTCTACGGCATCAACCGGGGTCGCGTCGGCCGCATCGTCCTGACGTAGCAGCAACCGGCTGGCCGGGCGTCACATGACGCCCGGCCTCTTGCACTGACAGGCATCGGAGACCACCCCTCCCAGGAGTCACTACACACACCATGGCGCTCGAAATCGAAAAGACGCAGTTCAAGAACAACACGGGCGGGTTTCTCGGCGTGACCATCATCGGCCCGCGTGGTGACGACCGTGGGATCGCCGTCGAGCCCGAGGGTCACGTCTGGCTGTCGGAGCCCGAGCAGCGGCTGACCGCCAACGCTCCGCGCAACCCGAAGGACAACCCGTTCATCGAGCAGGAGAAGGAGCGGATCGACCCGGAGACGGGCAACCGCGAGACCTACATGGTCACGCCGCTCACGCCGGTCTCCGAGGAGCGGTACGTCCCGGCCGACGCGCGCCCGATCCCCGGCACCATGAGCGCGCACCTCGCGCTCCGGGAGGCGCAGGCTGCCGCCACGTCCGACGAGCCGTCCACCGTCACGGTCGCCGAGGTCCCGGCCTTCCAGCGTCACATGGAGGTCGACACCATGGGCGAGACCGTGAAGCCCGGCCAGGTGCCGCAGCCGCCGCGTCGCGCCGCCCAGGCCGCCGCCGCAGCGCAGTCCCCGCCCGAGCCCGAGACGCAGCCGGAGCCCACCCCCGAGCCGCAGCCCCCGGCCGCGACGCCGGAGGAGACGGCCGCCAAGGTGGACAAGGAGGTCGGCGAGGAGACCGGCGCCGCGCAGCCCCCGGCGCATCCCGCGCCCCAGGGTGGCTACCAGGCGTCCGAGGAGGTCGGCACGCCGTCAGCTCCGGCCGCCGACGTGGCGACGCAGCCCGCTCCCTACTCGCCGCCTCAGGAGTAGCCCACGATGGCCGCCCAGGACGTGCGGGCTCTTGTCCCGAGGGTCCGGCGTGCCATCGAGGGACCTGTACCTCTGCCCGGCGGCGAAGGTCTGTCCGACGCGCAGGTGGAGGCCCTGGCCGCCGACTGCATCGCGGACATCATCCTGCTCACCGTCGGACAGTGGGAACACAAGCTCGTGGTGCTGGAGCGCGATCCGGCCACGGACGCGCCGCTTCACTGGACAGTGGACCCCGAGCTGTCGCCCGAGGATGAGGCGCTGATCGCTGCCCAGGCGGGCGTCTCGTACTGGTACCGCATCCTCGCGGACACCAAGGTCTCGGAGCGGATCCGCAACGAGGGTGTGGAGTGGGAGTGGGCGAAGTCCGCCAACCTCATCCGCGACTGGCTGAAGTCGCTCCTGGAAATGCGCGACGGCGCGCTCGCGGGCGCGAAGGCCGCCAACCCCGTCATGGCCCGCTACGCCTCATTCCTGGAGGTCCGCGACCGCGCGTCCGCCGCCATGCTGGAGCCCTGGACAGTCCCCGGCTACGCGGTGCCGTAGATGGCGCGATACCCGCTCAACGTCACGGTCACGGATCGCGCGGGCAACGTGCGACGCGGCGCGGAAGTGCTTGTCACCGAACGACAGTCCGGACTTCCGGCCGCCGTGTACGAGACCGAGGCCGATCCGGCGCCCGCTGACAATCCGTCGACCACGCCGATAGATGGCAAGGTCACCTTCTGGGTCGAGCCCGGCCGCTACACGTGGACGTTCAGCTATCGGGGCTTCACGTCGGAGCCCGAGCCGTTCGACACGCCACTCCAGGGCGAGCCCGGCCCAGCCGGTCCGGCTGGCGGTGCGGGACCGGCTGGGCCGCAGGGCCTCCAGGGCGACCCGGGTCCGGCCGGCGTGGGTGCGCAGGGTCCGCCCGGACCGAAGGGTGATCCGGGCGATGACGGCCTCCAGGGCGATCCGGGTCCGCCTGGCGCCGCAGGCCCGCAAGGTGACGCCGGACCACAGGGCGTCGAGGGTCCTGCGGGCGGTGTCGGACCGGCTGGGCCGAAGGGTGACACGGGCGACGCGGGTCCGGCAGGCCCGGAGGGTGCCCAGGGGCTGCCGGGCGTGCCCGGTGCCGATGGTGCGTCCGGCGGCTTCGACTGGCGCGGCGACTGGACGGCCCAGCTCTACCCCGCTGGCGCCGTCGTGCGCCACGCTGACGCCTTGTGGATCGCCATGGATACGGCGCCTGGCGGTGACGAACCCGGCGCTAGCAGTGACCACCCCGTGCTCTCGCTGCCGCCCTATGCCGGTCACCCGTCCGAGCCGCTGGGCACCGCGCCTGACAACTGGACGTGTGGAGGCACCCCCGACACGTTCGCGTTCTACTACTTCGATCTCGCCACTGACGGCACGCTCACGGTTGACAAGGAGCCCGGCCTCGGCGGGGCCGGGGTGATGACGATACGCGACGCGGGTGGCACGCAGCGCCACTCCGGCAGTGCCGACGCCGCCAACGTCAATCTCGTGGCTGGCCGCTACTTCATCTCAATCGAGCCCAACAACGCGATCCCCGAGTCCGGCACGGTCAGGATCGTGCTCGGCACGGCCTCGCTGGCGCCGATTACCAGCTCATGGGATCGCCTCGTCTACGACTCGGCGGGCTCGCTCCCCGTACGCGCCACGGTGAACATCGCGCTGCCCGCGCTCGCGGCCGGGGCCGAGGTCGAGCACGACCTGAACCTCCACCCGAGCGTCCGCGTGCTCGCCATCGAGTCCACTAAGGCCGCGCGTGTTCGCGCCTACGCCAGCGACGCCTACCGTGACGCTGACGCCGCGCGCGCTGTAGGCGTCGACCCGGCGGGAGACCACGGCCTATTGCTGGACTTCGCGCTCACCGCCGACGACTTGGCGTGGATGCTCTCGCCGACCGCAGACCTCTATTCGTCGGACGGCAGTTCGACGTTGCGCTTCCTCGTGAAGAACGACGGCGCGACGGTGGGCGTGACCGTGACCCTGACGTACGTGAGGACCGAGTAGATGGCGACGCGGATCGACACGCTCGAAATCTGGTTCCCGGACACCACGGCAGGTATCGCCTCCTGGCGCGCGTGGTGTCAGAACCTTCACACCGCAATCGCCGCCATGGGCTGGGTCCAGACGGCGGATACTGGACAGGTCAACCTTGCCACAGTGGCTCGTCCCGGCGCAGGCGGGTACACGGCGCCGGAAATCTGGAAGTCAGACGACGCGCTGTCGGTCACGCACCCCATCTACCTGAAGGTCGAGTACGGTAACCAGCCGGGTCCGGCGATCCGGATTCAGCTCGGCCTTCAGGGCACGAACGGCGCCGGGGGTCTAGTTGGCGTCAGCGTCAGTGTCGCGAACGCCCTCTCCCCCTCCGTGACCATCAACGCGAGTACTTTCCGGAACCACTACGCGAGCGGTGATGGGGGGCGTTTCCTGTGGTACGGCCCGTATAGCCCAAGCGCGTCGGGCAGCGTGACGTTCCTCATCGAGCGCACCAAGGACTCGCAGGGCGCGCCGACGACAGACGGCGTGGTGTGCGGCGGTTCGGCCGGTAGCTCCTACCAGGAGCAGGTGGTCCGCTTCGGCGGCGTAGTCCCCGGCGCGGCCGACACCGCGCTCTCCGCTCCACTGCTCGCCGCGACCGTCACCAACGTGGGCCAGGATCTCGCATTGTCGCCGCACTTCGCCGTCGTCGGCAAGTGGCGATATTTGTGGAGGCTCAGCCACAGGGCCGTGGACCTCGCCGACCTGGCAGAGTTCGACATGGACTACCTCGGCGCCGTCCACCACTTCAAGTCATTCGCGACTTCCCCCGTAGCGCTGACGGGGACGGGCAACGGCTTGGCGATGATTTGGGAGTGACCTGTGGCGACTCGTAATAACCTCCTCGTCAACGCCTTCGCGAACGACGCCGACTGGCGCGTGTGGTGTCAGGACTTCCACGGCTCGCTTGTCCAGGCGGGCTGGGTCCAGACGGCCGACACCGGACAGATCAACCTCGCAACTGCCGTTCGCCCTGCGGCGTCCGCCTTCGCCGGGTACGAGGTCTGGCGGATGGACGACGCGCTTCAGGCGACCCACCCCATCCACATGAAGGTGGAGTACGGTGTCGGTACGGGGCAGGCGTCACCCGGCCTCGCCGTGCAGATCGGCCCAGACGGCAGCAACGGCGCGGGCACCCTCATAGGGCTCGGCACGAGCCAGCGTCGCGCGGTGATCCCCAGCACCGCCGTCGCGCAGTCGCGCAACTTCATGTCAGGTGACAAGGGCCGCTTCTACTGGCTTGGCCCGACCGACACTGCCGTCGAGACGCGCAACATATACATCGTGGTGGAGCGCCTGAAAAGTGGGGCGGGGGAGTCGGTCGGCGATGGAGTCCTATTCGGCGTCGGCGGGGGGTCCGGCTTCTACCAGGAGCAGATCGTCCGTCACGGCGGCGTGGCGGCGACCGCAGCGGTGGTGGCACTCGTTGCTGACCTCACCAAGTCCACGGTCGTCACCAACGTCGGACAAGACCTAGCTCTCGCGCCCTACTTCGCCGTTGTCGGCAAGTGGCGATACCTGTGGAGGGTCAGCTACAAGACGGTGGACCTGGCCACCTTGACGCCCTTCACAATGGACTACCTCGGCGCCGTCCACGCCTTCCTCCCCATCCAGCTCGGCCCAACCTGGTCGGGCAACGCCGCCCTTGGCGTGGCCGTCCTTTGGGAGTGAGCCATGCCCGTCGATCCTGCCACCACCACCTTCAACACGCCTTCGATTATCGGGTCGATGCCGCGCATCTTCCGCGTGCCCACGTCGGGGGACCAGGGGACGGGTGGCGGCAATCCGCCGCCCACCGAAGGACAGCTCTGGCCGCGAGGTGACAAGTAATGCCGCAAGGCGTCTTCCCCGACCTCCCGCCCGCGAACGCGCCGGACCTGGCGGGGTTCAAGGACGCCCAGGCCCGGCTCAACCAGGCGATGGGCCAGTTCGTCACGTTCTTCGTGCCGGGCACGCCGGTCTGGCCGGAGGGCACGATGCTCGACCCCGAGACCAACACGCCCTACGATCCGACTGTCGTTCCGATTTCGGGTGGCGAACCGGGGCCGGTCGAGATCAAGGTCACCGTCGTGTACGCGCCCATCGGCGGGACCGACGACGTGATCGAGGGTCCGTCCGGCGTGCGCCACGACGAGCGGGTGGGTCTTCTAATCCAGGAGGCCGACCGCCCGCTCATCGAGGACGCCACCACCTTTGTCCTGGACGACATGACGTATCGCATCTCCGAGATCGTGAACGACTCGTCCTTCAACGGGCGCCACGTCGCCTTCGGGGAGGCTCAGTAGTGATTACTCGTGAAGATGCCGTCGAGCAGTCCACGTTCGACTTCGTGAAGCAGGAGCTGACAACCCTGAACTACCTTCCGGGCGTAGTCACCTTGCGCGAGTCGTTCCCGACGCCGACCGAGCGTGCGACGGCACTCGCCAAGACGGTCGTCGCCCTCGGCTTCAACTTCGATGACGGTGGCAAGCAGATCGAGCTGGGGTCCGACCTGACGCAGTTCATCCACACCGTGGAGATTTGGGTATTCGGCATCAACACCGGGGTTGGTCGCAACGTCGCCAACGTCATTCGAGGCATCCTCAACGGTGGTGACGGCCTGATCCCACTGAAGGACATTGGGACCGACGGCCAGCCGGTCGTGGACCAGCTCGTGCTCGTGGACGAGCGCGGCGCCGTCGTCGCCCGCCAGGTCAACGCCGATCCGCGCCCGTGGGACATGTACGTCTGGACCGTCACGGTCCGCGTCGAGGACACCTACAACCCCAGCCTGGCGTATTAGTGGCCGCCGGCAACGCCACCGAGTACAGCATCGTCCTGGCCACCGTCGGCCTGGCATCCTTGGAGCAGGAAGCCATTCGCCTCTCGCGCACGCTTCAGGCCGACGGCACGACGGCGCAGGCGTCACTCGTCCGCCAGGCGTACATCAAGCTACTGTCGGACCTGGACAAGATCGCCGTTGTCATCTCGCAGGTGGCAGAGAAGGAGATCAAGAAGGAGGAGGTCGTCACGCGCGTGCGGCCCGACACGGGCGGCCAGGGCGGGCCGCGCCTCGGCGACTTCATCGGCGAGTCCCACCCACTGAAGGGCGTCGAGGGCTCCGTCGGTATCAACCACGAACCGACCCTGGACGCCAACGGCGTGGACTGGTGGTTCACGAACGAGGAGGGCTACAGCGGCCACGTCGGGCGCGAGGTCCACGGCTTCTTCCAGCCTGGCCGCTCCCGCCCTGGCGCCGCTCCTCCGCGCACCCATCCACTGTTCCAGCCGACCGGCCCAAAGGGGCCGAAAATGGAGATCACCGAGCCGATCCCCGAGCGCAAGTTCGTGCGTAGCGGCGCGGCGGTGGCCGAGCGTGACTGGCATGGGCAGGTGCGCCGAGCGAAGCGCGACTTCATCCGCTCCTGCGAGATCGCCGTGGCCCAGTCCAACGCGATCAAGCGGTCTCGGGCCGGCGTGGACCCAGCGGGGCGGCGGCGGCGTACCCGATGACCGAACGACAGTCGTATATTACCTCCGAAATAGGCGGCGGTGACTGGTAGATGGACAAGGCAGCCCTAGTCCACAAGCGCAAGAAGCGGTACATGGCCCAGATCCTCGGCGAGTTCGAGGAGAAGGTCGAGCCGCATCTTCCGCCCGATGTCGCCGAAGCCTTCAAGATCGCCGTCCGACGCAAGATGCACGCTCTCGCCCTCGATGCCCTGGAGATCACGTCCCTGAGACCGGGGGAGGAAGTGAACGCGCTCGCCCTCGAACTACGAGACCAGGCCGATCCTGACGGCCGTCACACCCGAAGGAGAATCCCCGCATGAGCATCCGAGCAGGCTCCATCGTCACCGTGGCGGGCCGCAACGTCGTGGACCGCCTTCAGTCGGCGGGCCTCGGCGACGCTCGCATCCCCATCGAGACGGTCCGCGAGGTCGGCAACGACCTGGTGGTGGACAAGGTTCCGGGCGAGCCGGACTTCACGTTCTCGATGGAGTCGTGGGATGTCACCACGGACCTCATGGCCTTCCTGCACGGCAAGATCGGCAACCAGCTCGTCAACGAGCCCCCGGGCTATGACGACCCGGCGAACACGGCGTACCGCTGGGAGGACTGCGAGTTCGTCAACATCGTCTCGCCGTGGAAGCGCAACGTCGGCGCGGCGGGCGGCAACATCGCCGCCGGTCTCATCATCCCGGCCTACTACCCGACCCGCCTGCGGTACCGCTTCGGTGTCACCGACAACGCGGTGCAGGAGGTCGAGCTGTCGGGTGGCGCGTTCTACTACGCGCAGTCACCGCCGGTCGAGGAGATCGCCGCAGGCGTCGCCGCGCAGGTCGCCTTCGCCACCAGCGAGGCCGCGCGCGCCCTGCGTCTCGGCGGCCCGGCGGGCACGACCTTCCAGCGCGTCTTCGGCGTCCTGGTGGACGGCGTGCTCCAGGTGCGTGGCGTGGACTACGAGGAGTCCTCCCCCGCCGTCGCTGGGGCGCCGGGCATCGCCACCATCACGTTCGCGGTCGCGCCCCCCGTCGGCGCCCAGGTCCGCTACACGTACTTCACTGAGGTGGCGAAGGCGTACCCGCAGGCGGTCAACGCCGACGCCACCATCAAGCCCGGCGCGGTCCGTGGCCGCAACATCGTCGTGCTCGTCGGCGAGGACGGCAGCCAGGTGCGGCTGCCGGGCATCCAGACGTTCGAGCTGGAGGCCACCATCGACGGCGAGGTGGAGCGCGAGATGGGCAACTCGGAGGTCACGGGCCGCGTCGTCAACGGCACGGACGCCACCGGCACTGTCACCATCCGCCCGAAGGACATCGCGGCGTTCTTCAGCACCCTGTCACTCGTCACCGGCCGTGACGTGGACGAGGTGTTCGACTTCGCCAACTTCGAGTCCATCCCGGTCGAGGTCCAGATCCAGAACCCGAAGAACCCGGCCGAGATCATCAAGTCCATCTACATGGAGGACGGCCAGTTCCAGCCCCCGGGCACCCCGGCGCGCGTGAACCAGGCCACCGACTTCGGCTTCCAGTTCAACTCGGTGAACGGCTCGTTCATCGAGTACAAGGGCGGCCGGGCGTAAGAAGTAAGTCCAGACGGAAGTTCCGGACGACATAGCGGCGGCGGCGTGCTCCCGGCACGCCGCCGCCGCGCACGAGGGTAACAGGAGCGGCTACGGCCCAGGAGTAGTACACAGGCAACCCGCATCGAAAGCCCCCACGCGGGGCTTTCCTTGTGAAAGAGGAGCAACATGACCACCGTCGCAGAAGTGGACACCCCCCCGACCAACACAGAGCCCGTCAAGGCGGACGCCGAGGTGACCAAGGAGGAGCGCCTGAAGTACCGTGCGCTCGTTCACGTCGGCCAGGACGCCATCGCGTGCTCGCACGCCAACGACGGCAAGTGCGCCGAGCAGGGCCACTTCCACGCTGTCTGTCGTCTGCCCAACGGCTTCCAGGTGCGTGACATCGCCGAGAAGTCCCAGGCCGCACGTGCCCGCCGCGCGCGCATGTACCGCGACCCCCAGTCCGACGTGTCGGTGGTGCTGGAGGAGGAGCTGGAGAGCATGCGCGGCGTGCCGAAGGAGATCCTGGTGGACGAGATCCTGGACAGGGACTTCACCGAGACCTTCGGTAACGCCACCCGGGAGGTCCACGAGCTGGACGACCCGGACCACGTGCCCGAGGGTGACGAGCCAGTCCGCAAGCTGTACGAGAACATCGCCCAGGACCGCGAGGAGTACCTGCGCCAGCGCGACCTGACCGAGGAGCAGCGCGGCGAGGACTTCGGCGAGCTGGAGACGACATACGCGAACTACAGTCGTGACATCGAGACCGCGATGGACCGGATCGCCAAGCCGCGCCGTGACCACCTCCTGGAGCAGGACGAGGACGCCCTGCTGGAGATCATCCGCCGGGCGCGCGTCGAGCAGAAGTGCCTGGAGGCGTACCTGCACTCCTACGGCTCGTGGCAGATGTTCGTCTGCACCTACAAGACGCACCCCACCGGCAAGACGGTGGAGCGCATGTGGCCGTCCATCGAGACCATGAAGTTCCAGGAGGACCCGCAGGTCATCGACGCCGTGAAGACGGCGTTCGAGGATCTGGAGGCCGCGATGGCAAGGAGCCGAGCGGGAAAAGCATGATCGTCAGCGACACGTGGCTGGACCACGTGCGGCTGGCGAGAGACCTTGGCGACCTCAAGCTCCTGCTCCCTGAAGGCATAGATGACATCTGGGACCTCCCCTATCCACTGTTCGAGGCGATCAAGCTCGGGCTCGTGTTCCTCCATTACGAGGAGCTACCGCGCGACGAGCAGCCGCCGAACTCAATCTGGCTGGACTCGGACGAGATGAAGAAGTGGTGGAAGGCCGTGGACAGGCGGCGCAAGGAGAAGTACGGACTCAAGTCCGACGATGACGACATCCGCGACGTGCCCATCGACGGTCCGGTGGAGCGCAACGCGGCCATGAACGACCTACTGGCGTGAGGTAGCGCGTGGCACGGTACGGCGGCGGAACGGAGGACTTCAACGCGGAGGCGGCGGCCCTCCGAGCCCTACGCGAGGGCCGCGAGGAGCTGATCGCGGCCGAGCGCCTGTCACGTGGCGAGACGCTGGAGACCGCCAAGGTCGAGGAGGATGTCGAGCGCAAGCGCCGGGCGGCGCGCAAGGAGAAGGTCGAGGTTGGTCGTCGCACGATTGCGGTCGGCGACGCAGAGGTCCAGAAGACCAACCAGGACACCGACGCCATCGAGCGCAACACGCGCGCTCGTCAGCGTCAGACCGAGGCGGCGCGGCGCGCAAACCTGAACGTCAGTCGGGCGCTTAGCGGGGCCAGCGATCCACAATTCGCAGCAGCGTCCCGTATCGGCGGCGCCGACACCACGCAGTACCAGATGCGCCAGCAGCTCGAAGGGGTCGGCTCGCGGCGCGCGCGGGCGATGCAGGAGGCGCTACAGGCCGGCTTCCGTCCCTCCGACGGCTCCGGCGCTCCCGCCGGCCCCCAGACCCGCGCACAGGCCGCCAGGGTGGGCGTGACGCAGGCCGACGTGGAGTACGAGCGGGCCAAGCGCGAGTACGCCTCCCTGCTCCGGCGCAAGACGACGACTGAGGACGAGCGCGTCGCCGGGTGGGACGCTCGCGACCAGGCAACGGCGCGGCGGCGCGCAGCGAACATCGAACTCAAGTCCGCACAAGAGACCGAGGCGGCGTCACGCGAGAAGGCGGCGGCCGACCGCGAGCTGGCGCGCCGGGCTCGACAGGAGGCAGCGCAGCGTCAGGTCGGACGGCAGCTCGACATCTTCGGGGGCGACGCGGCCGTCCAGCGGACACCGCAGGCTGGCGGTGCCGGTGGCGCCGAGCCACCCCGCCCGCCGATCACCGGCCAGATGGCGTTCGGTGACGAGGACGACGACAAGCGCAAGCAGCGAATCACCGACATCGCTCGCGAGTCGAACGCGACACTGAGCGGCGCCCGCGCCACCGGGGTGTACGCGGGCGAGCTGGACGACATGCAGCGCGCCATGGTCCAGGCACGCGAGGCCAGGGTCGCGCAGTTCGTCGCAGGTGACGCCGCCGCACTGGACAGGCTCGGCATGTCCGCCCGTAATGCGGGCGTCAACTTCTACCCGCTGTCACAGGCGATGCACCGTCACGGTGCGCTCACCTCCGAGTTCATCGCGGCAGCGGCGCGCGGCGAGACGACGCTGCGCGAGATCGGCAACCAGGCGCTCCTCACCGCAGGCAAGTTCGCCGGGTGGACGGCGGCGGCCACTGCTGTCTTCGGTGTGGTCGGCGCCCTCCAGCGCGTCGGCGAGGGCGCGATCCAGGCATCCTCCGGCGTTGACCAGGCGTCACGTGTCATCACTGGCGGCTTCGACGGCGACGCGCTTCAGGGCGCGTTCGGTGACCTGTCCCAGCAGTTCAACGTCCCCGTCGAACAGGCCGCCGATGCCGTGTATCGCATGGGCCAGGTCTTCCACGACCAGCCCGCCGCGATCAAGGCGGCAGAGGCGGCGCTGTACTCCCTCAAGACGGGCGAGATCGACGTTGCCACGTCCACCCGCAACCTCATCGCCATCGTCAACGGCTTCGGGCTGGAGTCCACCCAGCTCGTCGGCGTCTTCGACCAGATCAACCAGGCGCAGAACCGCTTCGGTATCGGCATCGGTGACACTGAAGCGGGCCTGGCGAAGGCGGCAGGTACGTACCGGAACGCGGGCGGCGATGTGGACTACCTGCTCGGCCTGTTCGTCGCCATCCAGAAGGCGACCGGCCGGTCCGGCACCGAGATCGGCACGGGCATCGCACGCGCTGTCCAGCGTATCCGCGAGCCCATCTCGAAGGTCAAGCTGGAACAGCAGGGCATCGAGGTGGACCCGCAGGACTTCCAGAAGACGCTCCAGAACGCGCTCCAGCGCGCCGCCACCGCCGCGCCCGGGGAGGTCGATCTTCAGGAGATCTCCACTGGACTGTTCGGCAATCAGTACGCCCGTCTAATCACCGGAGTGCTGGCCGACCAGACGGTACTGAACCGGGCGCTCAAGGACACCTCCCCCGAGGCGTCCAAGGGATCGGCGCAGGCGGAGCTGGCCAAGGTGCTCAGCGAGGTCCGCGAACAGCTCGCCGCCGTCGGCGTTGGCTTCGAGGTGTTGGGGTCGGAGCTGGCACGCGCCGGGGCGTTCACCGCGTTTGGGCTCCTACTCAGGGGCCTGGTCGAGGCATTGCAGTTGACAGCCGACCTGGTGGGCCTGTTCAACGAGCTGCCGGAAGGGGTGCGGCAGGCTGTCATGTTGCTGGGCCAGGCGGCGGTCGCCCTCCAGGTCATGCGGCGGCTCGGCGCGACCGACGCGCTGGCCGGTGGCCCGCTGGGGTTCCTCGCGCAGCCCGACCAGCGACTGAAGACCCACGCCGTCGCCGGACTGCGCGAATCCCGGCAGCAGGCGTTCAACGAGACCGAGCGCTTCGGCCGCGAGGAGCAGCGCACGGGCATGCGCGCCGACATCGAGCGCGCCAACGCGGCGAGCTTTGCCCGCTCCCGTGAGTTCCAGGCCGCCCAGCGGCTCCCCGAGGAGGACCCGAACCGCCAGCGTGTCATGGCGCGGCGAGTGGAGCTGGAGCAGCGGGCAGTACGCGCTGAGGCGGACCTGGCGGCGGCGACGCAGAATCGCGTGCTGTCCACAAAGGTCGCCCAGACCGTGGACGACGATCTCCAGCAGGCACAGAAGCTCCAGGCGCGGCAGATCCGCACCTTCCTGGTGTCACGCAACATCCCGGTGCCGCGCGAGCTGGACCAGCCGAACCTGCGCGGCACCACGACGGCGGACGACTTCGTTCCCCGGGGCTCCACAACGGCTGGGGCGGAGCGGCAGGCAGGGGCTGCCGCCCAGTCGGCGCGCCGCACATCACAGGCCGCGCGCGGCATCAGGCGGACAATGGATCGCGCCTTCGCCGAGATGGCCGTGGCCGGTGGTGCGCTCGCGGCGGGCGGCGGTAGCTACTCGGCGCGTGGCGCCGGACGCGCAACGACTGGACTGGCGTCCGGACTTGCGCGTGCGACGAGCTTCGTCGGCGGTGCGGCCAGCTCCGTTCGGACCATCCCCGGGCAGGTGCGCGGCTTCATCTCCGGGCTCGGCGCCCTGGATGCCGCCATCATCGGCTTCATCGCCTTCCAGGCGCTCGACCAGGTGGCCGACCACTTCAGCAAGGAGCTGGACGCCGCCGATGACGCCATCCAGAACTACCGTGGCAACACCGATAAGGCCCAGGCCGAGCTGCGCGGGAAGGCTGCGCGTGTCCAGCAGGGTCAGTCGGAGGCGCAGTACCGCTCCGACACCCTGTCCCGCCTGAACGACATCTTCAACCCCGTCGAGCTGTTCGGGTCCACGCTGCCCCAGATCGCGCAGGGGGAGTACGAGACCCCCGCCCAGCGTCGCGCCCGTGTCAACCTGGAGACCGCGCAGCTTCAGGCAGAGCAGGAGAACCGCGAGCGCATCCAGCGTGAGCGCGGCGCGCAGGGCAAGGCCCGCCCACAGCTCACCGCCGGACAGCTCGTCAACGACATCCAAGCCACCCACCGCGACCGGCGCGCGGGCATCATCTCCATGGCCGAGTTCGACCGGCGCATGGCGAACTACGCCATCGAGGCGAAGACGCTCTTGGATCCGTCCAAGCGTCAGCGGAACCGTGTCAACGCTACGCTGTCAGGTGCGCTGCGCCAGGGCGGCGGCGCGTCATATGACGACGCCCTGGCCGACCTCAACTTCGACCAGTTGGACGAGGAGGCGAAGGCGATCACGGCCACCGCCGCCGCGTTCGGTCGGAGTGGCCAGTCCATCTCGCGACTGTCGTCCGTGTATAGGCAGCAGGTGGCGAGGCTCCAGGGCAAGGCGGACGCCAAGAGCATCAACCAGCTCGCCGAGGCACGCAACGCCTACTTCGACGGCATCAACACCATCGTCCAGGACGACCTCCAGAACGACCTCGCGCAGGCCGGGGGTGAAGGTGGACGCCGAGACGCCTTCCGCCAGGCGCGCGGACAGCTCAACGATGCCCTCAACAACGCCCAGACGAACAGCGGGGCGGCCGAGCTGCGGTTGGCGCGCGCCGAGGAGGCCCGCAGGCAGGCGCAGCAGGCGCTCGGGGAGTATTCGCCGGGCACCCAGACGGATCCCTTGACGGGGCAAACTGCACTCGGCGGCCTGCCCGCTGGCGGCGAGCGACGCGCCCAGCTCGAACGGGACCTGGAGAACGCGCAGAAGCAGGTCCAGGACTACACGGTGGAGCGTGACGCCGCGAGCGAGGAGCTGACCGCCGCGCGCCGTCGCCTCCGTCGCCTACAGGACGAGCTGAAGCGGCAGGCGTACTCGGACCGTCAGGAGGGGCGGAACGTTCGACTACAGTTGCAGCTTAGTGGCACGGCGGACACGGGCGACCAGGCCGCAACCCAGCTCCGCTTCGCCGCACAGGGCGTCAGGGATGCGCAGAAGACGTTCGGCCGCAACTCCCGCGAGTACAGGCAGGCGCTCACTGAGCTGAACCAGGCCCGAACGCAGGTCGCGCAGGCCGCGCTCGCCGACGTGGAGGCCGAGAACGCCCTGATGATCGCCCGCGCGTCAGGTGACCCCACCGACGCCGCCAACGCCGCCGTGCAGGCCGCGCGCAACACGCTCCAGGCGATGCAGCGGCAGAACCAGCAGCGGCCGGGCTCGGTGGACTCCAACGCGATCAAGCAGCAGCGCGCCCAGGTCATCACCGCTGAGATCCAGCAGGCCGAGCAGCAGCGCCAAGAGCAGCAGCAGGTGGACAGCCTTCAGGCCCAGATCCAAGCCGCGCGTGCCGGCGGCGACCCGGTGGCCGCCGCGCGCGCTGCCGTCGCCGCCGCGCGCAAGGCGCGAGCTTCCGCGAAGACTCGTGTTGAGAGATTGCAGTCACTGCTCGACCTCATCAACGCGAACAACCAGCTTGAGGAGGCGCTGCGCGAACGCGAGAACGCCCGCTTCGACCTGCTCGTCAGCCAGACGGACGACCCGGTGGAGCAGGCACGCCTGGAGCGCAACCGCGCGCGCAACAACGTGAAGGGCACCAAGGGGACCGAGCGCATCAGCGCACAGGCCCAGTACAACGACGCCCAGCGCAACTACCGCAACGCGCGCGTTGAGAGCGCGCAAGATGACATCAACTTCAATCTAGAGATGGGCAAGATCTCCGCCGATGTTGCCGCGCAGCAGCTCGAACAGCTCGCGAAGACCAAGGGCATCTCCAAGGCGAAGCAGCGCGAGCTGATCCTGGCGGCCAAGCGCCTGCGCGACGAGGCGCAAGGTGACTACGAACTGGATGTCGGCAACATCAAGCTGCCGACGCTCTACGAGGTCCGGCGCTTCGTCCAGGGCGGCATGCCGGGCGGCGGCTCCACGGTCAACAACAACCAGCAGATTACAGTCAACGTCTATCGCTCGGAGGATGTCGAGTCCGTCGCCAATGTGTTTGGAGAAACACATGGGACGGCGGGCAGAGCTGCGGGCCGAAGCATGAGCTTGAGGTAACCAATGGCCTACGGAAGGTGTAAGTTCATCGACCCGGCGCCGGGTGGTCTAGGCGCCTACAACTGGCAGGTCAACTACGACACCGAGGAGTCGTTCGGCAAGCGCCGCAACATCGAGCGCACCGCGTCCACTGGTGGCATCGGGACCGTCAGGCAGCAGGGTGTGGACGAGCCCCTGACGATCCGGGTGACCGGCGTGATCCTGCACGCCGCGCAGCACCAGAAGATGATCGACTACTTCAGCGTGTGCAAGCACCGCTCGATCATCTACGAGGACTTCGAGGGCTACCAGGCCGAGGTGTTGATCGTGGAGTTCAAGCCGCTGCGTAAGCGCACCATGCGCAACCCGCGTGATCCCTCTATCCGGCTTCACTACTTCGAGTACGGCCTGGAGCTGGATGTGCTTCGCGTCATCTCCGGCCCGTGGGTGGGCGCATGACCGACGTTTCCATCGACTTCCACAACCGCTGGGCGAGCGGCCTTCACATCGGCGGCTTCCGCCCTGTCCAGGTGGTGGAGGTGCGCAAGGTACGCATGAACCGTGGCTGGAACGACTGGCACGGTCCGACGGTCAACGCGGTCCTCCCAAAGGAGTCGGCCGAGAAGCCGTGGATGTCGTGGTGGACGCCGGAGTCGCCGTGGGTGACCATCCCCGGCGTCATGCAGACCGAGATCACCCAGGACTTCTCGACCAAGGGCATCGGCCACACCACCATCGAGATCGAGAACGTCTTGTACCGCGAGGCGAACAACCTCGGCTTCCTCTACCACCTCATCGAGCGCGGAGCCCTGTCGCCCTGGCGAGGCTACAACCCGCCTGGGCTACCGCCTGGCGGCGTCGGACCGAACGAGTGGTATGAGGCGCTGAGCACCAACCGGCAGATCCGGATTTGGCAGGGCTACGGCGACGACACCCTGATCCCGGTCTTCACCGGACTCATTGATGACGTGGATCCCGTGGGGCGACCGGACAAGATCACCGTCACATGTCGAGACTTCGGTCAGGTGCTAACCGACGAGAAGTGCTTCGGCAACGTCAACGGTCCCAACCTCATCGACCCCGTGATCTTTCGCGCCAAGAAGCCGAACAAGGACAACACCGTCGGCAAGCAGGTCGGCTACGGCGCTGACGCCTCCTCCAGTCGCGCCGGCTACCCGCCGCGCTTTGCGGAGGACTACAGTCCTGACACACGCTGGATCTCGGGTGACCGCGAAGCGGCCGACAGGACTGAGTGGGTCTCCATTCGCGTACCGAAGGGCCGCTACGAGTCGTTCCGGATCAACCTGGCCTATCCGAATATGGAGGTGTACGTCGGCATCTACGCGCGCAAGCGCGGGATCTCAGATCAGGAGCCCTGCGAGCTGGACGGCATGAACATCAAGGATGGCTGGGTACAGGTCCCCGCCGACGAGGGCGGCGGCACCGTCCCTGGTACCCAGCCCCACGGAGACTGGCCCTACATCAAGAAGTGGACAACGATGTCGCAGGTGGCCCGAACCTATAAGCTCGACCACATCCTTGAGGTCGGGGATGACACCGTGATCCGCGTCGGCTTCCGCAGGCTGCACAGGGCCTCCGACGGCGGCTTCCGGGCGAGCGTCATCGGCCTGAAGGGCATCAGGCAGGAGCCAAAGCGCAAAACGATCGTGCGCTACGTTGGCTACGAGGCTTCGTCATCGTCACACCAGTCGGGCTTCCACTCTCCCGCCGTACTGGACGACCTGGCCTCCACCGAGTGGCACTCCGAGGCGCGAAACGGGCGCGAAGTGACAGAGTGGATTCAGATTCGGATACCGCAAGGGCGCTACAACTACTTCCGGCTGTTCACCGACGTGAACGCAATGGAGATGTTCGTCGGCGTCTATGCCAGGCCCCGCCGCCGCAAGAAGGGCACCAAGAAGAACACGTACGAGTATTACCCGTCCCAGATGGGCGACGTGGACGTGGCCGAGGGATGGCTGCACATCGGCATGGGTGAGGTGCCGGGCGAACACGGCGGCTGGCCCTTTATCAAGTACGCGGCCTCCGTCGAGAAGATGGACAAGAAGTCGGTCGCGTTCCAGTTTCCGCACGAACTTGAGTTGGGACCTGACAGCGTAATCCGCGTCGGCTTCCGCCATCTGCACCCCATCGGGGGCGGGAAGTTCCGCGCCATCGTCGGCAAGCTGCACGGCCAGACGCGCTCCGGCGTCGCACAGCCGCCGCCGACGAGCGAGGAGGAGGAGGCGAAGGCGAACAAGCGCAAGATCGTGGAGGTGGACGACCCGTCGGACATCGTGCGCGTCGTGTTGCGCTGGGCTGGGTTTCAGGAATGGTCCATCGAGAACACCGGAGCGAAACTCGAAGGCGACTGGATCTTCAACCGGCAGACCGCCTTGCGTGACATCATCGCCAAGGTTGAGGAGATGACGGGCTACGTCTTCTACATGGCTCCGCCGACCGAGCATGACCTGTCCGTGGGCATCCCCACGTTCCGGTCTTCGTTCCTCTTGCGTGACGACCTGCCTAACGTGCCGTACATCACCGAAGACATGCTCCTGGGTAGCATCCAGGCCAAGACGACGGACGAGCCCCTGTCAACCAACGTCCGGGTGCGCGGGGCGCTCGTGAAGAAGGAGAGCGGCGGGAAGGCGTTCACCGAGGGCGCCGACAAGGAGCATCGGCTTCAGGCGTTCTATCGGCCGCCGTGGTGGCCGCTGGGCGGCGTCCTCCGTCACGTGGTCCACTATGAGCCCCGCCTGACGGATCAGGTCTCCGTCGATGTCATGTCGCGCCTGATCGCGCTGAAGCAGGCTCTGGAGAGCACGACGGCGACCATAGAGATCCCCGGCACCCCGGAGTACGACCTGGACTGGCAGGTGGCGCTCCGCGATAGTGGCACGGGCCTCAACACACGGCTGTACGTCGCGCGGCGATCCACGGTCTTCGTCTCCGGCGAGAAGGCGAGCTACAAGACAACGCTGGGCGGGGCGTTGCTCGACACGCCGTGGGTTACCGGAGTGAAGCAGTCGCTGGCCGCGCTCGTGCCGCCGGGGGCGGCGGTGTCGTCCATCGGTGACATCCTCGCAGGAGTGGGGTCCGACTAATGTCCATCGGCACATCGGCAGTCCAGCGCGCTGTCGCCGGGATCACCCTGGGGACAGTCTCGGCCTACGACGCCAAGAAGACGGAAGACTGGAAGGGCGCGCTGGACGAGTACGACCAGCAGTTCCGCGTCAACTTCAAGGCGGTCGTGGACTACCAGACCCGCTGGGTTGCGGCGGGCGTCAAGTTCAACGTGGCATTCGTCACTGAACCCGCCCGCGAGAGCCCGTATCTTGCCACGCCGACGTTTACGAGCGGATGGCAGTTCACCAATACCCGGGACAACAACGCCGGGCCGGGCGGCATGGAGTCGCAGCCGGTGCTCGTCACCATCTGCCTGACCGGCTACCACTCAAACGAGGACAAGTCAGCCCTTGTCGGGGCCAACGTGCTGATCGGCATGTGCAACCCCGGGGTTCGCAAGAAAGTGCTCACGGCGGGCGCTGTTCACCTGAACTTCCAGGGCTATGGCGCCCCAATGACGGACGACCTACTAAGCCAGGACGGGGAGTAATGGACAAGACGCCATTCGCGGGACTGACCAGGCTAGACCCTGGCGAGCCGCTATCGACGGACGGTAGTTCGTTCACAGGGATCAACCCGACGATCATCGACCGCCTGCTCAACAT